CCTTCTTTTGATTGCACCTATATTATACCAAATCGTAATGACGTGTACAAGCTTGATTTAGGTTTTTCTATCCCGAACGCTGTCGTAATACAGTATATTCATGGCTTCAAGCCCGGCCACACCTCATCGATGTATCGGGCTTTCGGCGCGGCCCGCTCCTTCGCCCGGTTGGAATTCCATGCCCGCACCTTCAAAAAGCCGAGCATGTCCATCTGGTCGATCTCCTGCATGCGCCACCCGGCATCCAGCAGGGAGTTGTAAGTGGAATAGATGAAGTCATGCAGCGTGAGCCTGTCGCCTTCAGGAGGCGTCAGTCCTCCGCTGCCGTCGTAGGGAAAGATGACAACACGTCCGTGGTCTGGGCCTGCACCGCAAACAGCGCGATGACGATGTCATGCATCAGCCTGTCCACGGGATAGTTGTCCAGCACATCGTCCGGCGTGAACTGGTTGTTGAACAGCAGGCAGAACCAGCGGATCAGCACATCCATCGCGTCGGGGATCGTCAGGCCGTCCGGGTTGTCCAGGGTCTCGCCTTTGACCGCCGCCTCTGACATCGCCGAGATGCGGGTGTACATCTTCGCAGCAGGCTCGATCTCCCGGAGAGCGCGACCGGAGACGAAGTCCACGGTATATTTCTTATCGCCGAGCGTACAAGTTATCATAATCGCTATCCTCCTGAAAAAGCGCTGCCGCAAGCCTTAGCCTGCGGCAGCATACTGGTCGGGTGATGACTCATCACGGAGTCGGCGTGAAGGTCGGCGCATACACGGACTGCAGGAAGGTTGCGGCCTTCTCTGCCGTGAAGCCGTTCTCGTCCTCGTCAGCCACCGCCTGGTACTGACCGTCGTGCGTCCGCTTGATGGCCGTCCACTGGATCTCGCCGGTCTGCCGGGTCACCTTGGTGCCCTCCTTGGTGGCGTAATTCTCGGTCAGCGGCGTGGCGCGAACCTTGTAAAGCCACACATAGCGGAACTTGTGATTGGACTTCTCGGACATGAAGCCCACCGCGTAGTAGGGCGGCGTGTCGGTGGCGCTGCGGATCAGGACGCCATTGTCGTCCAGCTTGTTGCCGAACACCTTCTCTTGGATGGTCAGCGGAATGTCCGCCATCTTCGTCTTGAAGGTGAGCTCGGGATCGGGATACAGGACGTCGAATTCCACGTCATCCGCGTACTGCACGTCCGGGTCGGCATTCTGAGGCTCGATGGAAGCCTCAATCGCACCAGCCACCAGCTGCAGGTCGCCATAGGTCAGGGTCTCTTCGGTGTCGGTGACCAGCTCGGCGATCACCATGTTCTTCAGACCGACCGTGCTGGACACAGTCGGGGAAGCAGCGGGATTAGCCATAATGCTCTCCTCCTTATTCAGGGTCGTTTGGATATTTCATCTTCCAGCACACGGCGAATCTCTCCGTATGCGTCCTCCGCCCGAGCGTCGAATGCCGGGCGCACAAAGGGGTGTGGCGGAGCGGGCCCCGGGCCTCCGTGGCCGTACTCCACCGGGTTGCTGTAGTAGGCGCTCTTCTCCTTGACATGAACGCCTATGGTCACCTGCTTGCCGCCTCCGCCTCGGGCCTTCACCTTAGAGGTGTGAATGGAACCATGCAGCGCTCCCGTGATGATCTTCGGGTCGCTGGAGGCATTGGCCAGCATCTGCTGCTCAACCGGGACGGCACCAGCCTGAAGGGCCCGGTCTACGCTGGGGCCGTTGTCCAGGTCAGCCGCCATGCCCGCCAGATCAGCGATCAGCTCGGAGAAACCAGTCAACTCAACGGCCATAGTCGACCTCCTCAAACCACACCCATGTCCACTGCACCGTGTAGGTCTTGGTGGGCGGGTCATACGCGGGGTGATTGTAACCCTTGTCCGACTCCTCCAGCATCCCAAAGCCATAGCCGAACATCGCCTGCCGGATGGTCTCCGCCATCTCTGTGGGGTCGATGTCGCTCCACAGGTTCAGGTAAACATAGGTGCGCAGAGCGCGAACATGATCGTCGTAGTGCTCCGCCTCCGTGGTGGTGGAAGAGTACACGACGTACTGAGGCGGCGGGTTCTGATTCTCAGTGGTAGCCCGCCAGATACCCGCCATGACCGGGATGCCGATGTTTGTGAGGGCTTCCTGTACCTGCTTCATCCGCTCACGCCCTTTGCGATGCTGGCCTTCAGGCCGAGGTAATTGTGGGAAAAACCGTACACGCCCAGCGTGGAGATGTCCCACTTTTCATCCTCGAACCGCACCCACATGCCGGGTTTCACATCGGAGCGCCACCGGATCGTGAAGTTCACCACCGCCTCGGTGTTCATGACATCGGCAGAGCGGTAATGCTGGTTACCGGCATCCGTGGCGGATGCCCACACCCGACAGAGCACCACGTCCCTGGGCTCCGGGTAGCCGTTGGCGTTTACCTCGTTGACGGTGTAGCCGATCTCGATCATGTGCTTCAGATCCCCGGGATGCGGATTGCCTTCAAAGTTTTTGTATCCTCGCAAGGCATCTCACCTCCATCAGAACATCTTCTCCGGGTCGCGGTAGGGGTACAGCAGGCTGTCGAAGGCCATGCGCGTGGCCTTGTAGGTGGTCATGTCGGGAATGTCCCGGTTCTCGTAATAGAAGCTGGTCATGAGAATGACGGCCAGTCGGACAGGCTGCGGGACCTCGGGTACATTGCCTTCCTCGTCGGGCTCGGGCTCAAACGACACCCGGCAATAGTCCTCCGCAGCCGTCTGCGCCTGGGCGATCAGCCCGGCGATGTAGTCGTCCTCCTCGTCGTGCTGGATGCGCAGATGGGTTTTCACCTCATCGACGGTGACGATCATTATCCATCACCGCCCCCGTCCGCAGGCGCGGGAGCCATGAGACCGGCGGTGCGCAGCGCCGCCAGCAGATTGTTGTATTCCTGCCGCAGCGCGGTCACGGTGGACGCCTCGCTGTCAGGCAGCGCGGGAAGCTGTGCTACACCGCCGCCTGTGGGCAGGTCGAACAGCCCTTCAGCGCCTTCCACGCTTGCGCCGGGCAGGAAGGTCAACCTTCCGCCGATGACGAGCTCACTGCCGCCGTGCGCAAAATAGTTCCTGGTATTGTGAACATCAGACATAAATAACACCTCCAATGGAAGCGGGAGCCGCCATTAAGCTGGCAGCTCCCACAGGAGAACGATCAAGCGCCCTTGACAGCCAGGCACTTCATGGCCTCGGGCAGCACCAGGCGACCGTCTACGCGCTGGGTGGCGCGGAAGCCGACCTGACCAGTAACGGCAAACAGCTCGTTCAGGCGCTGGAAGGAACGGCCCTGGCGGTCGGCGATCCAGTAGGACTTGAAGTCGCCGAACAGGATGACCTTATTGCCCGCAGCCACTTCAGGCATGTAGGGGGAGGTCACGATGCGGTAGTTCAGCAGCATGTCGGGCTGGCCTTCCTTCAGGCCGGGCTGCCACAGATACTGGCCTTCGATGCTCTTGAGCTTCCGGATGGCCTTGATCGTGCTGTCGTTCATCAGGAAGGTGGCCTTCTTGCGGTACACGCTCTTGATGGAATGCACCAGGTCGATGATCTCATCGGCGGCGATGGTGGCTCCGGCAGTGGTCACGCCGGTGCCCGCGCCGTTGGTGGCGTGGAGCAGGCCGGTAGGCTTGCCGGTGCCATCGCCGTTGATGAACGCATCTTCCTCAGCGGCACCAATGCGGCGGGCGAACTCGGCGGCGATGTAGCTCTCGATGTTGAACACGGAGTCCTGGAGCAGCTCGTCGGACACCTTGATCATCGTAGCCACCTTGTGAGCGCCGATGGTAATCTGGCCAAAGACCTCGTCGCTCTCGGGGATCGCGCCTTCCTCATCCACCCAGGAAGCGGTGCCGTGGGACGCCACGACGGGGATCTTCCGGTCGCCGGAGCTGGTCTGGATGATGGTGCACAGGGAGCGGAGCACGTTCTCCTCCTCCAGTGCCTGCACCAGGGTGCGCTCGTACTCGTCAGGCACCAGGAAGCCGCCCTCGGTATCGGTGCCGATCTGCAGCGCGTTCATCACGCTGGGCGAGGCGGTGCGGTTGCGGATCATGCCCCAGAAGGCATTGCGGTACTCGTCAGAGGCGCGCCCCTGCCTCCGGTCGGCCCCAGCGGTGGGACGGGAGACCAGCGGGGAAGCGGTGGGCTGGTCCAGCTCACGGTCAATCGCCGCCTGGCGCTCCAGGCGCTCGATCTCCTTGCCCAGGGCGACCACATCCGCCTCCATCTTCTCGTAGGTAGCGTTATCCTCGGCGGAGATCATGCCGTCTTCGCCGCGATGGCTGTCCAGGAAAGCCTTGGTTTCATTCCACAGGTTGGCGCGCTTTTCGCGCAGAGCAAGAATCTTATTCATAGCGATATCCTCCATTTCGTCATTTCAAAAGCGCCAGACGCTTTTCCAGGTCTGCCGCTTTCACTCGGTCGTCGGTCTCAGGTTCGGGCTCGGGGACGGTGGGTTCAGGCTCCGGTTCAACCGGCGTAGGTTCGGGCTCGACCTTCGCGGTTTCGGGCTTAACCGCGACCGGCGCAAGCTTGGGCATCGACGCGATCACCCGGTTCATCAGGCAGGCGTCCGCCGTCCTGCGGGCAAAAGAAAAGCCCGACACATCGTCGGGTTTGCCGCCGCCGGTACCGGTGTAGAGCACCTCGTCGCAGAAGCCCAGCTCCTTCGCCTTCAGGGCGTTCATCCAGGTCTCACTGTCCATGAGATGCGACAGCTTCGTCCTGCTGAGACCGGTTTTGATCTCGTAGGCGTTGATAATGCTCTCCTTCACCTCGTCCAGCAGCTGGATGGCCTTGCGCATCTCGTCGCTGTCACCCATGGCGCAGGTGAAGGGATTATGGATCATCATCATGCTGGTGGGGCTCATGCACACCTTCGTGCCCGCCATGGCGATGACGCTGGCAGCAGATGCCGCCATGCCGTCGATCTGCACGGTGATGTCGTGGGGGTAATCCATGAGCATCGTGTAGATCTGGCTGGCCGCAATGCAGTCGCCGCCGGGCGAATTGATGTGCAGGAGGATCGGGCCGCTGCCCGCGAAGAGCTCCTCCTTGAACATGGCAGGTGTCACTTCGTCGGAGAACCAGCTCTCCTCGGCAATGACGCCCTCCAGGAACAGGGTGCGGGTCTCGTCCGCGTTCTTGACCCAGTTCCAGAAATGGCGCATAGGCTTAACCTCCTTTTCGGTTGTCGGTTTTGGTTGTGCTGCCCGTGGCGTCCTCCGCCCGCGCCTGCATGGCGCTGGTGATGGGAATCATGTTCCCGTTCACGAGCAGGGCATCGCCTCCATCCTCGGCGGGGATGGGGTTCTGGTTCTCCAGGGCCCGGATGTCATTGGCGCTCATCCACCCGTTCTGGCGGGCGATGGCGTAGCCTTCCATCCTGCTCTTGTAGTCGCCGCGCATCAGGCCGTCGATATTGAACTGGACATAATAAACGCCCTTCTCACGATCTGTGAAAAGAGCGCGGTTCATGCTCTGCTCAATGCGCACCAGCCAGGGACGGATGGTGTGGACGGCGAAGTCGATGGATTGGTGCTCGATGTTGGAGAACGTGGCGTGCTCCAAGTTGCCCACCAGGTGCGGCGGCACGCGGAAGATACGGCAGATTTCATCCACCTGGAACTTCCGTGTCTCCAGGAACTGCGCCTCATTGTTCGGCATGGCGATGGACTCAAAGCGCATGCCTTCTTCCAGCACACAGACCCGACCGGCATTGGAAGAGCCGCCATAGGCTGCGTTCCAGCTTTCCCGGAGCGCCTTGGGATTCTTCACCGTGTTCGGGTGCGTCAGGATGCCCGAGGGACGGGCTCCATTGGAGAAGAACTTCCCGCCGTATTCCTCGGCGGCGATGCCCAGGCCGATGGCGTTGCGCTCAATGGCAATGGGACTGTAGCCCATGATGCCGTCGAAGCCCAGGCCGGGAATGTGCAGCACGTCCTCGGGTGCCAGCGTCACTGCCTCACCGGAGGTGGTGGTGTACACATACGTCAGCACGCCGTTCTTATCCCTGTCCACGTTCATCTTGTCCGGGAGCAAGGGGTACAGGCCGGTGATCCGGTTCCGTCCCGTCCGGATGATCTGGCAGTAGCTGTTCCCGTAGAGCAGCAGGTGCGCCAGCATGACCTCCCGCAGCACGAAGGAGGTCATTTCGCTGTTGGGCTCATCATGGAGCAGCCGGTACAGCGGATGGTCCGTCGCCTTCTTCGTGCCCTCGCCCTCCACCTGATATACGCCCAGCGGCAGGCTGGCGATGGTCTCGGAGATGACGCGCACGCAGGCGTAGACGGTGGACAATTGGATCGCCGTTTGGACCGTGACGGACTTTCCTGCACCGCTGCTGCCAAAGAAGAAGGACGGTGCGCCGCTGACGGCATCCTTGGGCGAAGGTCGACTGCCGGGCTTGTCGCGGGCGCGAAACAGACTGGAGAAGGGATTTTTCATGTTCGCTCTTTCCTTTCCATATAATCATGTGGTATACTGCCCATAGAGTATGAACAGGGTGGTGACGTTATGGTCATTCATTTCAAAGGCGCAATGGATAATGCTGACAACCTCAAAAGAGAAGTCCAGCAGCAGATCACCGATATCTGCGGCAAGAACGGCTTCATAGAGGACGGTCTTCACTATACAGCAGAAACCATCTCCGAATGCTTCTACGTGCAGCCGGACGGTGATCTGTATGTGGGCGATGAGCTCAATGAGGAAATCTCCGGCCACATGCTGCAGGGACTGATGGCAAAGCACAAGCTCATAGGAGATATGGAGATCCTCATCCCGAGAAAGAATTAAAGTGTCAGTCATCACAAGCCCCTTCCCGTCTTCTGGTCGTGGTGCTCTTTACAGAGCGGCTGCCAGTTGGATTCATCCCAGAACAGCTTCATGTCACCCCTGTGCGGGATGATATGGTCGACGACCGTGGCAGCAGTCAGTTTTCCTTCCGCCTGGCAGGATACGCACAGCGGATGACGCCGCAAATAGGCAGCCCGCGCGTCGCGCCACCGGCGGTCGTAGCCCCTGAAGGCAGCGCCGCCGCGCAGCCGGTCGCTGCTCTCGGCGATGTGTTCCTTGCAATAGACCTGCCCCTGTTCGCAGAACCCGGCGCAGCCCGGATAGCGGCAGGGGCGTCTCGGTTTCATGGTCATGATGCTCACCTCGTCAGTAGTGCCTGTGCATTCCGCAGGAGTTGTATTCGTGGCAGATGCCGCCGCAGTAGATGCAATGGGGCACCAGGTGCCGCTTCATCTCGGGAGTCGCCCTTACCACGACTTCCCGCATGCCCTGCATGATGGTGCGCGTGATCTCGGCGGCAGTCATGCACAGGCGCTTGTTCGCCATGATCATGAGCGCTTCCGCATTACAGTCCAGGATCATGCTGACCGGCGTGCAGCGGGCCGCAAGGTCGCCGTCCATGGCCTTGGTCAAATCATCCACCGCCTGCTTGATATACTCAGGCGACGTCCTGTCTGTCCGGAGCGTGGACACATAGGGCTGTGCGTGAACATGACGCGCAAAATGGGTCGCCGTGTTGCTGGGGATGTCCTCGATCTCGAAGCTGTACATGGCCCGGCGGATGGGAGAATGCCTGCAATCCAGCATGCGCTCTATCCACTCCGAATCAGGGCTGTTCCTGGGACGTTTCCCGGCGGTGATCAGGGCGCGGCGCTTGACGGCCATCCAGTCGTCCGGGCCGGGATACTCAATGAGCGTGATCCTTGTCAGCCCATGGCGGTGCCTGACAAGGGAGCGAAACCTTCCACTATAATCGATCATAAGCCCTCACAAAATAAGCAGCCCCCGGTCATCATAGACGGAGCTGCTGTTCTGGTTCTTCATTGCCCGGTCGAGCGCCATGACCAGCGCTACCGCGCCGTCCACCTTCTCGGTGCTCTTCTCCTTGTCGATCTTCAGGTTGCCCGCCGGGTCCGTGCGCACGAAGGCGTTGTCCATGTTCCACCGGAGCACCGGGTGTCCGCCGTGGTTGAGCTTGCGCTCCAGCACGATGCGCATGAGCTCCTTCGTGGGCGGGCTCATGTCCCGGAAGCCCTGTCCGAAGGGCACCATCGTGAAGCCGTCGTCCTCCAGCTGCTGCACCATCATCGTGGCATTCCAGCGGTCGTAGGCGATCTCCCGGATGTTGAACCGTTCACCCAGCTTCAGGATGAACTGCTCGATAAAGCCGTAGTGAACGACGTTGCCCTCCGTCGTCATGATGAAACCCTGTTTTTCCCATTTGTCATACATGACATGGTCGCGGCGGACGCGCAGCTGAAGCGTATCCTCCGGGAGCCAGAAGAACGGCAGTACGATGTACTGCTCATCCTCGTCCCTGGGCGGGAACACAAGCACCATGGCTGTCAGGTCGCTGGTGCTCGAAAGGTCGAGGCCAGCGTAGCATTCACGGCCTTCAAGCTCATACTCATTGACCGCTCCGCCGCATTCGTCCCACTTGTCCATTGGCATCCAGCGGACGGACTGCTTGACCCACTGGTTCAGGCGCAACTGGCGGAACATGTTCTCGTCGGCGGGCGTCTCCTGGGCCTTGCGGAAGGCGTCGCGCACCTTGTCGATGGCGATGGTCTTGTCGAGAGAGGGATTGGCGCGATACCAGTTGCGCTCATCCGTCCAGTCGGCATCATCCGGCAGGCCGAACAGCACTGGGTAGAACCGGGGATCGTCCTTCCTGCCCTCGATGATGTCCAGCGCCTTCTGGTGAACCTCCCAGCAGATGCTGTTCCTGTCGGTGCCCGCCGTCGTCAGCAGAAACCACAGAGGCTGCTTCCGGGCGTCGCCGGAGCCCTGGGTCATGACGTCATACAAGGCGCGGGTCGGCTGGGTGTGCAGCTCATCGAAGATGCAGGCGCTGACGTTCAGGCCGTGCTTGGTCGCCACCTCCGAGGACAACACCTGGTAAATGCTGCCGGTGGGCTGGTATACCATGCGCTTGGTGGATGGTATGATCTTGATGCGCCGCGACAGCGCCGGGGACTGCTTCACCATGTCCACGGCGACATCGAACACAATCGCGGCCTGCTGGCGGTCGCTGGCACAGGAGTATACCTCTGCCCGCCACTCGTCATCGTTGCACAGCATATTCAGTGCGATGGCCGCGCCGAGTTCACTCTTTCCATTCTTTTTTGGTATTTCGATATAGGCCGTGTTATACTGGCGCATGGTGGGATCATCATCCCGCACCGTGCCGAACACGTCTCTCACAACCTTCTCCTGCCAGGGCAGCAGCTTGAAGGGCTGACCGTGGAACTCGCCCTTTGTGTGGCGCAGGCATTGAATGAACTGCGTCACCCGACGGGCCTTCGCCTCACTGAACATCCTGCCACCCGCCCTTCAGCACCGACTCCATCGGGTCGTCGTCGCCTGCCTTTTCGCCTGTGTTGGCGTACAACCGTGCCCGGCTGGACGGCGTCAGGCCGAACTCCGAGCAGAAAGACTGCATGATCTTCAGGTTCTGCATGGCGATGCTGACCTGGGGAACCTGCTGCACATAGCCGCTGGGCGTCTTGAAGATGGTGCCGTGCTTCGACAGGAATTCCTCCGCTTCACGCCACCGGGCGTATGCCTGGCAGTAACCGGCGAACGCCTCCAAATCGTGCTCAGTCAGCACACCCATTGCGATCAGGGAAGGAGCCAGACGCTGCCATTCCTGCTGCGCCTCGGGCATCAGCCAGTCGGGACACTCCACATTGACCTGCGGCGGCATCGGTTCATCCGTGTTCAGCGGCCTGCGTCCCTTGCCCCGGTCGCCCTCCAGCACCTTCAGCGCCGTGGGCAGGGGCTTTCTTCCTCTGGTAGCCATCTGTCATCACCTCCAATCTTTTTTTGATAGCTCTTATTTCCATCTCGTATTGAGAATCACCACAATGGTGATTCCCGTCATAAGCAGAATGGCGAGCAGCCATTTCCAACAGTCCACCAGGAACATGTCCACCTGGACGACCGCGCACATGATCTTTTGTTCAGCGCTCATCTTGATTCACCATCCCCGTCATGCACTTTGCGCCCTGCCAATAGAAAACGCTTCGCAGATGGATAATTCCGCGAAGCGTGAGCATTTTTCCGTGACGTTTCTCCTGAGCCAGTCTGGAGCATCGGGAACGTCATTATACCGTCCGTACTCTCCAAACATACATTCCATCCCGACGTTCCTCGCCTGGACTGCCTGTTCAAAAGCCTCATAGTACCCGAGATGGATTTCATGCTGTCCGATCTTTATCCTCGCCCTGTACTTCTTCCTTGGAGGATAATAGCTGACTCCCGATACACCGGACGTGTTGTTCTTCTGCACCGGTTGATTGCACTGATTCTGCTGGTGCGTCACAATCCTCAGATTACACATCCTGTTGTCCAGGGTGTTGAGGTTGATATGATCGACCTCAAGTCCCTTCGGGCAATCCACAAGATAATCATGAAGCTTCTTTCCAAAGCGGTTTGTGATGTAGAGGAGCTTCTCAGGATCATTGTAGTTGCGATACCAGTTATAGGAGCTGATTGCGTCGAACTTGTCCCTGTCAAACATAAAGACAGTGCCATCCGGCAACTGCCCGTATCCAGTGGAACCATCGAAACGATAACTGATATTGCTCATGCGTCTGCTTCCTCCGCCGTATCCTCCACCACATCAGCATATTGCAGTTTCTCACCATCGCGGATTACATACACATCATCGCTTCGCCCTTCATGGCTTTCGATGTATCGCTTGCAGATGACATCGACGAACTTTTCATCGATCTCAATGCCCATGCAGACGCGGTCCATCTCATCACACGCGATGAGTGTGGAGCCGGAGCCCAGGAACGGGTCGAGCACAATGCCGTTGGTCATGGTGCTGTTACGTATTGGGTATGCCATGAGCCCCACCGGCTTCATCGTCGGATGCTCCTTGCTGGACTTGGGCCGATCATATTCCCACACCGTCGTCTGCTTCCGGTCGGAATACCATCTGTGCTTCCCATCCTTCTTCCAGCCAAACAGGCACGGCTCGTGCATCCACTGGTAGGGGCTCCTGCCGAGCACGAGGCTGTTCTTTTTCCAGATGCAGCAGCCGGAGAGGTAGAAGCCGGCTTCTACCT